AAGAGGAAGAGGAAGAGGAAGAGGAAGAGGAAGAGGAAGAGAAAGATGCCTCTTCTATGAAGCCTGAGCATCCTGCTAAGCAAGCTCAGGAAGAGGAAGAGAAAGATGCCTCTTCTATGAAGCCTGAGCATCCTGCTAAGCAAGCTCAGGAAGAGGAAGAGGAAGAGGACTCCTGTGGTTCTGATTCCATGATGGGTGGCATGCATGCTCAGGCAGAAGAGGAAGAGGAAGAGGAAGAGGAGGATGAATCCGGCGTCCCAGTTGATGTCCAGATTATGCTCGAGCAAATGAAGCTTCCTGCCATGAGCGGTCTTCCTGCCATGTCAGAGTCTCCTGCAGCTCCTGCAGCTCCTGCAGCTCCTGCAGCTCCTGCAGCTTCGGTTGCAGCTTCTTTAGAGGCTCTTTTTTCTGATGATCCTGAGGTTCAGGCTCACCGCGAAATCATGGCAGCTTCAAACCCTGGCTTTAAGTCAGGACGAGTTGCCTCGACCAGTGGTGCTAAGAAGCTCGGTAAAGTCCAAGCTTCCGATCAGAAGAACGCAACTTCTTCTTTAGAAGCATTGTGGGATCGTTCCTGAAATAAAATTTTAACCCCAGATGGAGACTAAGGTTTTCATCTGGGGTTTTAGATAAAGAAACGCAGACTTTTACAGAACCTAGGGAAGTTTTTAGGGAAATATAAACAACAATTTGGACGGATTCGCGGAATAGGCCGGACTGAATTCACAGATTGTAAAAATTCATTGTTTACCCGAAAAGCTGACTGAAGGACTGGAGTAATAAAATGGGAATCGGCGGACAAGCATCAGGCGATTTTAAGCTTGACAATAGTGCGCTGCGTATCCTCTACTCGCTTATCAAGGATACTATTCCTTCTTTAGCGAGCGATGGATTTACGCAGAATAATCCTTCTGTCGTAGTGGCAGCTGCGAACGCTTCAACAACCTTTCCTGTGGACGTCAAGAAGGGCGTTCTTGGTGGTTCTTGTGCGTTCCTTCGTCCCGACGTGGGTTCTAACGTAGTTGGCGGTGCCGTAGTCGATGGCATGGGCGACTATTACGTTGGTACGCGTCCAGTAGGTCTTTTCATCAATGACGCCAAGGGTGGCGCATATGAGAACACACCTTCGGTGGCTTCGGGCAAATGCCCGTTCCTTCGTGGTGGTTCCGTTGGTGTTAAGATTTATGAGACCCAGAAGCAGATTGGTGCTGATGATGACCTCACCTACTTGGTTGGTGATTTCCTCTACGCCTCAGTCAATGGCCTTCTGACCAAGAACTGGGAAGACTCGTACGAGAAGCAGTGGATTGACACTGCTACTACGGGCAGCGGCGCGGGTGGCGTTGCAATTGAACCGGATGTCACCCGTATGGGTGTTGTCCTTTCACCCCCAGATGCAAACTCATCGGAGCTGTTCCTCGCGCTCTTCTTCTGAGCCTAGGACAGAGAAAGGACTATTATTATGGCATACGGAGTACAGGTGGTTGATAACGCCATCAAAGAGCAGATTGTTGACAAGTTCATTGGAACGAGCGCTGGTCGTCGCCACTTAGCGGCTTCTATGATTCAGCCTCTTCGCGAGCGTCGCGATTATTCGTCCGTTGGCCGCAAGACGTTCCTCGTCGAGCAGCTACCGGACGGAGCGCTTCCCATCTACGACAAGGACCCCGACGTCGTTGCTTACGTCATCGGGGAAGAAGGCGAGTCGATCACGGCGGTTTCTAAGCCCCGCCGTGTTATCTTCCCGCTCTTCGAGATCGCGGCCCTCCCCAAGGCTCCTCTTACGCAGATCAAGGAGCGTCGTTACGACCTCCTCAAGCGTATGCAGGACCTTGGTAAGGCTCAGATCCAGGCTGCTGAGGACGATCGCGTGTTCAGCATCCTCGATGCTATCGCGGTTAATGGCTTCGACAGCCTTCCTGGTGGTACGAACCCGGATATTCCGGTCGTTGCTCCCATCTCGCCTGCCATCCTTGCGGATGCGTTTGCCGAGATCGAGCGCCACGACCTGCGTGTTGCTCGCGTTTATATGAACGCGACCGATTACGCAGACGTTCGTAAGTTCGGACGCGACGTTCTCGATATCGAGAGCCAAGCGACGCTCTGGAAGACCGGTATGATGGCAACGGGCTGGAACGCCCAGTTCATCGTCTCGCGTCTCGTTCCCGCAGGCGTTGTTTACGTCTGCTGCGAGCCCGAGATGTTTGGTCGCATCCCGGTTCGTACTGAGCTGACCGTATTGAGCGCGGATAATCCCGAAGAGCGCACAATCGGGTTCAGCATGTTTGAGAATCTTGGTATTGGCGCATACAATCCACGCGGATTAGTGCGCCTCATCGTCCAACGCTGATTTTCGGAATTCCGGAAATCATTAAGCCCCGGTCCTTGATTGGATCGGGGCTTAATTGTTTTATATCCCAGTACAGAGGCTTATAACCAAATGTAAAATTTTATATGATGTGCAGAATATGCAATGCTGTTAGCCAGCACGATCTTTGCAATGTATGTCGTCAGGATACTAACTACTTAGTAAAATACCCAGTATTAAAGAATATCCTTACAGATTCAGCCTTAGAGGTCTTGGATTTTAATCCCTCGCGCTCTGACTTTCAACGAGTAGACGTTATATGTGGTGAATGCAAGAGTACTAATAATATAGATTTAGTTAGCATCCTTAAATATATAAGACGTCATCTAAAAAAGAATCCCTATAACATATATAAGTGTCATTCATGTTCTAAAAGAGGGGAATCTCTCATTAGTCTCAAAGAGGTGATGCCGATCATAGATATGAAACTCACACAGGAAAAACATGGTGGAATAGGTAAAAATGTAAAAAAGTCCCTTGTTGTGGTCAAATGCGAGGATTGTTATGAACTATCAGACATTAAGTTAAGTAGTTTACTGCATGGGGCTAGAAGGCATCAGAAGCTAGGTCGAAAGTGTATTTACAAGTGTTTTAAGTGTGGTGTTCTATTGCCGGATGCCATAAAGAAGTCCAATGATGCCAGAGCTAAGCAGTTAGCTGTAGGAGCCCGTTCTCATATCGAAGTCGCTTTAGCCAATAGATTAAAGGCTTTGAATATAGAATATGAGGAGTAGTTTCGTACCGATATGTATGTTTGGGACTTTTACCTCCCTAAGTATTTATTATTAATAGATGTAAATGGAGAATACTGGTATGGACTATCTCGGAATAAATCAAAAGATAAGTCTAAACTGACTTATGTAGAAAATTATCTACCTGAATATAAAACCCTAATCATAGAGGAAAAGCGTTTTCTAAACCCCTTGATGGTAGATAAAATAATTAAGGACGCCATAGGAGAATCTAAGAAGATTACGGTAGAAGAGTTTAGCTTATTGGATGTGATCATTAATCAGTCCTCAAAGGTATCTAAGTCCAAAAGGTCTACGGAATCTGATTTTTTAAACTCTTATCATTACTCAGGATTTGGTCGGAACGGGAAATTAGTAATTACGGCACATCTTAATGAATCATTGGTGGCACTTTGTAAATTTAGTGGTACGACTCGACAAGGCACTGCTAAGTCTTTGGGTTATAAATGTTATGAAGTCCTGGAACTTGACAGATTCTGCATACATCCTTCTTATCATAAAAAGAACTTCGCTTCTTGGTTTTTGTCACGATGTATGAAATTAGTATTTGAATCGAATAAACTTATGCAATGTTTGGTATCATTCGCAGATCCCACATATGGTCATACCGGCACTATTTATAAAGCCACAAATTGGGAAATGAAAGGCAAAACCAATCCAAGTTACCATTATATGGATCACTTAGGGGTTCCAGTCAATAAGAAGAGGATTTATGACTTTGCACAAAAACTTCGGATGAAGGAAGCTGAATATGTTGAACTTCATGGACTACAGAAGTTCTCTGAATTACCCAAGATTAAATATGTTTACAAGCGTTTTTCATCCGGGTCTAGATAGTTCTGTTGGTATCATGTTCCAAATGGGTGATGGGGATCATTACCTTTTCATTAGTATGAATTTACTGTGTTGATGTTCGTTCATATTTGTGCTTCGCTATTTATTAGAACATACTTATCCTTTAATTTTTTATGTCACACATAAAATATGAATCGTAGTGCTATTTCTCCTTCGCGAATCTCAACGTCTCTGCGTCGCATAGCTTCCGCTATCGAGAATTCGGAGAATCCCTCACGTGAGTTGGTAGCAAGGGAGTTACAACGTCTAGTAAGAAAAATAGCTGGTAACGAAGACGGAATTTCAGTACTTGGTCAAACGGTAAATGTTGAGGTTCCCGGTTTGGGTCTCGTACCTGTAATACTTACTAAAGTCGAATTCTTTGATGAGAAGAATACTCGAAATGTGGTAGGAACTATAAATGGTTTTATGGTCAAGACTAGTACATACAGTAGATCTTATAAGGTAGATCCTACTGATATCCTTCCTGTGGAGTTAAAGCAATATTTCGATCCTGAAGGATTCCGACCTGTCGACGCTTTTGCCATCGCAATAGACAAAATTCTTAAGAATTATGGGATAGAGGACGAGTACCCAATTATAGAAAATGGTATATATTTTTCTAGTGAGCAGGATGACGACTCAATATAACGATAAAGAATAGTAGACTACAGGATTCCTCATCGAAATCCTGTAGAGTGCTCTACACGCATTTAATTTATAAAATGTGTTAAGTATATAGGGAAATAAAGTGGAGAAGTATTCATCCTCCCTGGGTCTAAAGTTAGTAAGTACATAACAATGTGATTAAAGAAACTCGGGATATTGAAGTTCAGTATAAACCCGGCCCACATGACGACGTTAGAACATGTGGTTCCTTTATATAATAAAAACCAGGAATAACTAATGATTTTTTTAGTATAGTATTCTGTGATACAGATAAAATTTTCTAAATTTGATGGTGGTAACATAGTATCAGCTGGCGGAGATTTAGTAGAAGTCACTGATAAATATGTAATAGTTAAACATCAAGATGTCAGTTACTCCTTCCGAAGGACTCCCGGTTCTAAATCGGGATATGGTATTGGGGCGGCAAAAAATTGGAGGCTGGGGTTAGAAGAAAGAAACCAGCATGTTCACCCTGAAAATCTGAAGAAAAGATAATTTAACCATCAATATATAAGCTATTGATGGTTAAATTTTGTGTAACTTCCTAACGGAGAATTTCTATGAAAATGCTTAACGTTGTTTCAGTTTTGATTCTAGCTCTCGTGTCTTGTGGTAAGGACGAAAGTAAGCCTGTTGATGCCGCTTCTTCGGCTTCCGTGGGCTCTGGTGGCTCCGGTGGTGCCAAAATGGTTAGTGGTTCAGGAGGCGCAGACGGAGACGGAGGAACGGGCGGAGCGGTTGCATCCTCGGTTTCCGGTTCTGGTGGAGCCGGTATGGGTGGTTCTGGTGGAGCCGGAATGGGTGGTTCTGGCGGCAAGTGACTATCTAGCATATAATGTCCAAGGGGAAACGACCGATATCAGTCGTTTCCCCTCATTAGTTTTTTCATATTGATTTGGTTTGTGGACCAGAAGATTTTTTCTTCTTCCATTTCTTACATTGTGCTACTTCTAAATAATCGGAAAGATTGACAGTTATGGATCATTTCTATCAAAGTGTTTCTGGTTGGTTTGAATCTTTGGATTTATTTAGTTTCGTTGTAAATAAATATGATCAAGCTCACTTCGTTGAAGTAGGTTCTTGGAAGGGTCGCAGCTCCTGCTGTATGGCAGTAGAAATCATAAATTCGAAGAAATCTATCAAATTTGACTGTGTAGACTTATGGGAATACTCTGATTCCCAAAATGATATTTCTTCTAATGAATTTGAAGGAGTATACGGGGAGTTTATTTCCAACATATCTAAAGTTGCCCATTATATAAATCCTGTAAAATCTACTTCAGTAGAAGCATCTAAACTATATTTAGATGCTTCTTTAGATTTCGTCTTTATAGATGCAGCACATGATTATGAGAATGTGAAAAAAGATATAGAAGCTTGGTTACCTAAGATGAAGTCCGGTGGTATTATCTCTGGTCATGACTATTTCTTTTCTCAAGGGGTGAGACGTGCTGTACATGAAATACTCGGTGAAGTGCATACTACTTCAGAATCTTGGTATAAAGAAGTTTAATAAACTCATTATGATCCATGGAGTCGAATCATGAATAAATCATACCTAATGGGGATTGTAACTTGGATATCGGCTGTTTGCTTGGCTGGCTGCCCGTCAGATTTGACTCAAAAGAAAAATGAGCAGGTTTCCAGATTAAGAATAGTTAATGGTTGCAGTGACCCGATGTGGATTTTCTGGTATAATTCTGAGGGTGGTGGGGACTCGGGTACCCCCAAAAAATTCATACTTGATGCTGGCAAACCCTATCTGGATGTGCAAATCCCAGACGCTGGATTTGCTGGTTCACGTTTTTGGCCGGGATATAACTGCGATCCTGAAGGAAACGGTTGTCAGATAGGACAGAGTGGTGGTCCCGCTAAGTACGGGTTCACTTGTCCTCCTGAGGGTTGTGCTCCACCAGTTGATAGTAAATTCGAGGGTACATTCGGTTGTTTATCAACTGTCGACCCTTCTTTATGTCAAATAAACCCTTCTGGGGCTCCCGGTCAGCGTTTACCTACCGCTGATTCTTGGGACACTAGTATGGTGGATGGATATACTCTTCCATATAAAGTTAGGGTGCTAGACGATTGCATTGGTGGTCCTAATAACAACGCGATTGACTGTTCTAATCTTTCGATGTCTTCTTGTCCCGATAATGAGGATCTTTCTTCTGGCGGTATTCATCCAGAATATTCTAGTATGGAACTAAACGTTAGTAACCCATCGACTGGAAAGAAAGCTGGATGTTTTTCTGATTGTGGAAGACTTACTTATAACAATTGGAAGTATGAACCGGGGTTAAATCCGTCAGATTTACCGGCTGTTGATTATTGTTGTCCTGTATCGGAGATTAGTCCAGAATCTTGCCGAAAGGGGCCAGTAGCTAACACGAGTTATGTCGATCTTATACATCAACAATGTCCTCAAGTATATGCATACTCCTATGATGAAACAAATCCGAGCGGAGCATTGTGGTCCTGCCCAGCCGGGACCAGATATGAAGTGACGTTTTACTGCCCCAATTTTTGATAGCTGATTTCAAGTCCCTTTTCCATAAAATCTATTGTGGCTGCATTTCTAGATATGGAGAAGTCATATGTTACATTATTTATGTTATTGCCAGTTTGTTCCTCGTTGAAATTCCAACTATTTTGCCAAGATATTTGAGAAAATTCATTTGTGGAAAATCCCATCAGTCCAAAAACGCTTATTCATTAAGTAATGACTAGTGTTGACAGAGATTCCGAATATCTTCACATCTTTCTTGCTTTGTATGATAGTTGTAACCCTTCTTTCTTCGGCTGTGCACTTTCCTGGAACATATTAATATCCTCCGGATTTATACCATCCCGATCCTATTAGTAAAAAAGCGCCCTGTTTTGATATTATCCTTTTAAAGGTGTTTTCTTTACATTCGGGACATTGTTTTAGTGGTTCCTCTTTAATGGATTGAAAGACTTCAATTATTTTTTGACACTTGTCGCATTCATATTCGTAATTGGGCATATTTAATTATACAGCTTTATAGATCTAGATAACATCTTAATGCCTAGCGATCATTATGAATGATTTTCTTTCTTTTCTGGATAAACATGGTTATTTTTTAACAGCTTCAATTGTCTGGCCTGTCTTTTCCGGCATAATCAATTATTTTTTTCATAAAAAATCACCTGAGGCATGGGTGGCATGGTCAGAAAAGAACCCGAAGCTTTCTGTAGTAAATAAAATTCTTAGGGCAGCTGGTTTTGATCCTGTGAAATTTTTGGAAGCTATGAAACAATTTATAGAATTGTATGCGAAGCAAATTGAAAAGAAAGAAGAAATTGTATCGCACGAGTCGAACCAAGATTCGGAGGTTCCTGCTGTCGTGATTATTGTAGATGATGTAAAGCCGGAGTCTACTTCCGAACCTATTAAGAAGGCATTGAAGGTTCCTAAGAGTATTAAGAAAAAGACTCCGCCAAAACCTCTGAAAAGTCGTAAAAATTAGATGTACATTTTCCCATGAACGGATTTGGGAGAAGGAACAAAGTCGGTAGTCTAAGGTTAGAAGAAAGAAGGCACTTAATTATTATAGGGATTCAGGAGTCCCGAAGAATATATGGATTTAGTAATTCGACTTATCGGGCTATGACTGACTCCCACGGAGTGGTTAGTGTTAACACTATAAACCGATTCCGCAATATTTATGACAAGTTATTTATGGAGTCTTCTCTATAAATCATGCAAATTAATGATGACCTACGTATTTCGAGTAATGGTGTAAAATTTATAACTAAGTGGGAGGGATTAAAACTTTCTAAATATTTATGTCCCGCTGGTAAATGGACTATTGGTGTGGGTCATGTTATACTTCCACATGAGAACATATCGGATACTATTACAAAGGAGCGGGCTGAATCAATTCTGCGTTCCGATTTAGTGAGATTTGAAAAAGCAATCAAGAAGTTTATAACTGTACGTCTAAATCAAAATCAATTTGATGCCCTGGTAAGTTTCATATTTAACACTGGTGAGGGTGGTATTAGAAATACTTCTGTACAATCGACGGTAAATGAGCAGAAGTTTTCAGAAGTACCTGAAAAACTCCAGATGTGGAGTAAAATGAGACAAAATGGAAAGTTGGTGGTTAGTCAGGGACTTTTAAGACGAAGAATGAGTGAGTCAGAATTATTCATGCTTTCTGTTCCTGAACCACCTTCAATGATTTTTCATTTATGGACTAAAGAATCATTGAAGGTGGTTCAGGCGGTTCTCACCGAATTGAATTTCTATGATAAATCCATAGATGGAATATACGGTCCTGGTACTGCCATGGGTCTTAAGAAATACTGTATGTCAATTAATTTTTTGGATGGTCAATATGATGACAATGGGATTGCTAAATCTTTATATGATTCGATCGTGATCAAGAATCTAGGTTAACCTACGATTCTGGCTTTATGCGTTTTCTCCCTGGTCTTGCCTAAGTATTTATTGATATTATTTCTTAAATGTTCGAGGTTCTCATGTACAGGGTGAATAAATTCAATTATTTTCCCATTCACATCAACATATAAAATATAATTAGGTAGTTCGATCTTATAATCAACTAGTTTATGCTCTGTAAAAGGGACCCAAGCGAATTCCTTCTTATCAACTACTCCGCAAAGTTGGTATAGAGAGTCGTGTACTTTCATGGATTCGATTACCTTTAATTTTAAAAATTCGAGAATGGGGAGAGTCTAGACACCTAGAATTTTATAAGATGTGATAATTCCAGACGTCTAGATAAGTTACATTACCAATTCAGAAATTTTCTCTATACTGGTATGATCGGGAATCGCTAATCCTCGTTCTAAGTAATTTTTGATTCCTTCTAATGAATATTCTATCTTATGATCATCATACCACTCTGGTTTTTTAGTGCCTTTATTCCACTTGGCAAATAATTTTTCTCCTTTATAATAAGACCGATATGCTACGATTGTGCCTTCATTCCGGTATATAAGAGGCATTACTTGTGGTGGTTTAGTGAATGATGATTCTCCCCATTGAATTCTACTCATGTCATTTGATACCCTGTTTAACACAGATAAGCAGGCATGTGTTTTATGGAATCTTTTCGTATACTCTCTTGATATTTCATAGGCATGGGTTAATAACCAAGAAAAGTTCCCTTCAGATTTCACTGTCCACCTAGAGCATGGGTGATTTTTCATCAGCAATCTATAAGGCGGGTCTGTTAATTTAAATATGTGATATGCATTAGAAAGCATTTGGGCTGATTCTAGCAGCATCTTTGGAATATGTTTATCACATAAATTCTGAGCTGCAATATTTGGATCAAAATCAGTAAAGAATACGTTCATTTAAAATATTACATTTTTGTTATCTTTTAACGTTTTTAGGAAGTTCCACTAGGTTCTTCCTCCTAAAGGGTAATACCCTATTCCCATCAATTTCTGTGGGATTTTCCAGTTCCTCCAATTTAGATTGTAAATCCATAGATAGTGTTCTATAATATATAATATATGATATTAATACTAATCCGAGAGATGTGATAGCTGCTATCATTAATCGTTCATCTGTAATTCTCGGGAATAAATGTGGATGCTTTTCGGGATTTAATTCGTTTAATAGTCCCTTAGTTAATAGGATTCCCAACCCTATTCCGGATAAAGAATTGGTTAAAAACGAAATGGCCTTATTCAATGCTTTTTGATTCTTTGATGCAGCTTTCGGGATTGGAATTCCTTTATCAACCAAACCTTTATATATTGTAGACGGAGAACTGGATAACTCTATGTTTTTTACGATAAATTCATCCAGTGTAGTAAGTGCTTTATCATTCAATGAATTTAATAAATTATCTGCAATATTTTTTACATCAGAGTCATTAATATAGAGAGTCACTAACTTATCCATAATCGAATTAATTATTACAAGGTTATTTCATGAGAATCTACTTGACACCATTCCCCAATCTATATATGGTTTTAAGGCAGTTAAATAACCATTCTTGTCGGTTCCCCAATCCATCCAGTATGCATGTTCCCAAACATCAATGACACACAAAGGATTATATCCAAATGCTGCTCCTTCATCATGAGAATTCATGGCGAAAATGCGGAGATTTTTCGAGCCTGGATCTTGTGCTAAAACGGCCCATCCCCGACAAGATAGACCCGTCGATTTCATTTGTTCATACAAATTATCCAGAGACCCCCAATGTTCTAGTACATGTTCTACAAACGCACTTTCGGGCGGTTTTGGTTCCAGAGACAGATTGCTAAAATAAAGAGAATGGAGGTCTGCTCCTCCTACAGCATATCCATGATTACGCAATGACTTGGCTATGTTCCCGTCTAGGGCATTTTTATTTAGTGAATGTATTGATTTTAGCTCTAAATCTGCTTTCTCAAGCATCTTAATGTAACCATCAAATAACTTTAAATGTTCGCTTAAAGCTCTCGAAGATGTGGCTCCCGGAAGTTCCGAATATCCTATCATATATTTATTGCATCATTAACCGTTCATTCTTGTAGTTCTGGATTTGGTACTTCAGGTTCATCGATTAAATCGGGTTCTGATTGGCCTATTACTACCCATTCATTCAACCCGTTTTTTTCTTCTTCCTCTGTGATGAATTTTAACTTTTTCAGATTATTCATTACTAAATGGATGAACTTCATTTTAGAATCGGTGACTCTTCCGATTTTATCCCATGATACTGATTTAGGATTTGGAAGCAAAGAAGCCAGAAGTATGCATTGCGTGAGAGATAAACTGGCCGGGTTCGTATTGAAATATTTCTTGGCTGCGTTCCCGATTCCATATTCACCGGGAGAAAACTCTACTATGTTTAGATATGTTTCCATAATTTCGTTCTTGGATAATATCTGTTCCAAATGAACAGTAAAAAATGCCTCTTGAATTTTACGTGCCATGGTTTTCTTTCTATTCAGCCACAAGTTTTTCGCAGTCTGCATTGAAATCGTGCTACCTCCTCTAATGAATTTATGGGCTTTGATATTTTCAACCATTGAATTCTCGATTGCATTAATCAGTATGCCTTTATGCTTCATGAATGCTGAATCCTCGGTTCCCATAACAGAAATCGGCATATATTGTGAAATGTTAGAAAGACTAACCCAGTTTGGTGTTTGTGGACCTGTGACTTCTTCTATTTCTTCTCCTTTACTGTTTATTACTATTCGAGAATACTTGGACATTAGTACATTTCGTGAGTATTTTTTGGGAGAGCTCACCGAATGGCAGTTATGATTTAGTTTTATACTAACTTGGGGATTTTTGGTTAGTAACGATGTACTGCCAGATATTTGTCCAGCGAATATGAATTCATCTAAATTGTCCTTCATGCTGTCTGGCAAGGCTTCTATCAGTGCTTGACATTCGGTTGTATCAAGCACTGTTTTGATTTCAAGGTCTTCACCATTCTTCTTTAGAATTCCGGAAATGTGGACTTCCCCAATCTTTAGATCGTAATCAAAAGTATCATCTATTTTAGATAGAAATATTTCAACACCGCGTATTTTTATATTTGACTTACTTAACTTCTCATTAGACCCATAGATGTAGCTAGATTTAAGAAACATCTTATTGTTCTTTATTTCTATGTTAACGCCTTCCATGTTCGTAATTTCTTCTTGATGCTGACTGATTTGAATTGATTCGCAATTCATTGTATGCGACTTATAGTCGCCACTGATGGCATTTATGGAATAACTGTTATATTTAGCTTTAATCGATTTAAAAGAAAAAGATGGTACTGATTCTAACTGGTTATATATTTTGAGAATGTAGGACTCCATATCTGCTTCCTTTTTATTTTTAGAGTCTCGGGGTTCGATCTTCCTATCATCCTGATGCTTCAGCTCAAATGATATGTTTCCTAGTGATATCCTTCCGTCTTCATATGCTCCTTTGTCTATTGTAAACGCATTATCTCCCTTTACCAAAGACGCATTTGTAAATTTCACATATTTCTCTCCATTCATGTATGATGCCTCTGCAATATCTAACCTAACGTCATACCCGTGGGATTTAATGTTGGTTCTAATATTATTTAGGTGTAATTCATAAACGCTTCTATGGCTGTCGTATGAATTCTTATTATCCTGGATATGTGTATAGTTTACATACCCATCATTTGCTTTTATTATGTACTGTTCCGGATATACGTAATTAATGTTCAGTGACCGGAAGTTTATGTCTTGGTTTTCCTTAAATATGTGTACCTCATGACAGTCAGCACCCATCCACCTCATGCTGCATTCTTGTACTTGAACTGAGTACCCTTTAGATTCTAACTTTTCTATAATTTTGTTTTTTACATATGTTGGTAAGTATGTAATCGTTGCTGAAAGAATCAAAAATACCATAAAGGAGATTTTGAATTTTAGGTTTTTTATAATTGGAAAAGCATTCATGTCGTAGTGTTTTCTGGAGGTTTTGAAATGAGCACTATGTCTTGGAAACGGGGAAATTACATCAAATTCTTTGCTAAGATGAAAATCCGGGTGGGTGGCGGGACCCCGATAGATATTCAAAGTGGTGATGAATTTGATTATGATGGTTCGATTTTAAGGTACTCAGGTATGGATATCCCATCACCTCAATTAAGAGGGGCAGTAGAAAACGGTTGGGTAGTACCCGCCAGTTTAGAAGAATCTGGTGACAGGATAGATACCATACGACCCAATCGTAACATAGCAAAAGCCCAAACTGTAAACAAGGACTTGAGCCGCGTTCAGCGAGCGTCTGGTGCACAATTAACCACTACTACTTTAGACGAAGATGAGGTTCTCAAAGTAGAAGATAGAGGATCCTCCAATAAAAAGAATCCTAAAGTATTGGTAGGTACAGATAACCGTAAATCCAGGGGAATGGCCGTGTCTAGTGATACGACTGATGCTCAGGAAGCTGTATCAATTGGCAGGGTTCGCACTAGTGCCAAGGCTGTTTTTAATGACGTTTCGCGTCCTGACTCAATAAAAATAATGCAAGAATTGGAAAATATGAGCGGCGTTAAAGCCGACTTATTTAAAGATTCGGTAATTCAAAGAGAAGGGATTACCATTACCACCAATTTAGGTAAAATGAACTCTGTTAGAGAAGCTGATGATGAATCTGGGACAGTGATTGCTCAGGTCAGAAATTCTTCCAAGGGATCTTTTGAAGGCATTTCTGTTAAGGACACTAGTGGTATTAGGAATAAGAAGCCCGGCGCTCCTAAGATTTCTGACCCTCGCTTAAGGGTAGCTCGCGCCATTGATCCTAGCTTCCCCATGGATTGGGCTTTTACTGGTAAGCTCGCTGAACGTTTAGAAAACATTAAGCGTCATGGGGCTACCGCAGAATTTTTGGAAGCTCTGTATGCGGCAGAGGGTGATCAGATGAGAAAGACGTTGGTCAAGGAATTCCCTGATCAATTTGAAGGATGACTTGACTTGATCGAATAAGAATCATGGAGAAGCCCTTAATGGTTACTCCCTGATTCTTATTTGAGGTTATAATTAGAAATATTAATATATGTCGGCTACTATTTACATACAAGAAGAATTGTCTGACGCTAGATTACGTTGTAATGAGTTAAAAAATTATATAGTTAAAGTATTTGACTTAGTTAATGCAAGCGAAAAGAAGGATCACTTCTACGCAGTAGCTGGCGATTTGATAGAGTCAATACCGAGTACACTTTTGAAATTAGAAAAATCTCTAGACGCCACAGCATTAGCAGTTAATAAGATAGATTATGAAGAGCTGCGCATGACTCTGCGCCCTGAGAAAGTAGATGAATTAGAAAGAGTACTTGAGGATGTAAGATTGAGAATTCCTCGAAGGACTGGCCGATTATTTTGAAATGAATGGAGAAAAACTAGCTAAATATTTAGCTACGTTAGAGCCTGGGTATACGAATAAATCCAGAATAACTTATACTTGTGAGATGTGTGGTATTCAAAATCACATTATTTTAAAATGCTTTAAAGAAAAAATATCTAAGGGCTCGTTATATTGTAAGAAGTGTTCACTGAAGCAGAAATGGCAAGATGAAGAATATCGATCTAAAATAAAGAAAAGTCAAGAAATAATATGGAATGAAACTGATACGAAAAATAAAATATCGGAAAAAAGCAAGAAATTGTGGCAAGATCCCGAATACAAATCTGCTCAGTTAAAAATTCACTCCGACCCCGAATATCTAAAATCAGCTAGAGAACATTCAATAGACAATTGGAAGAGTGTAGAATTCAGAGAAAACCAACTGAAAACTCGAAATACTCCTGATTTTAAAGCAAAACAGTCACAATCAATGCGTGATTTATGGAATTCTAACAAATATGTAGAAAAAACCCTTCTGTCCTTATCAAAAAAATTCAGTAGTGACTTTAAATCATCGTTAGAGATCATAACATCTAATATTTTAACTGCTCTTAGTATTTCATATAAAGAGCAGTATGTAGTAGGACCCTATATTTTTGATTTTTATCTTCCCGATTTTAAAGTATATATTGAATGTCAAGGAGAGTATTGGCATTCATTAGAATCTGCTGTTAAGCGTGATGCGAGTAAATCTACTTATCTAAGGAAGGCTCATTCTGATAGTAAGTTTTTGTACTTAAATGAGGTAGATTTCTGCAATCCTACTTTAATCAAGCAAAAAATTATTAGTATTTGTGGTTCGACTGCCATAACACAGGTTAAGTCGTTCGAATTAAAAAGTGTAGATATTAAGTTAATTAAAAAGGATGATCGGGATTTTAATTTAGCACATAACTTGTTAACTAGTTTTCATTATGCGGGTTTTGGTAGAGCTGCTAAGGTAATATTTGGAGCATATAAGGATAAGGAGCTCATAGCCGTATGTAAGTTTTCACCGCCAATAAGACAGGAAGTGGCCACCTCTTTAGGCATTAGTCCTAAAAATATGCTTGAGCTTGATAGGTTCTGTATAAAACCAGATAGGCAAATAAAGAATTTTGCTAGTTGGTTTTTATCGAGAGCAGCTAAACTCATTTTTAGTATAGATTCTTCAAAATCTCACTTGGTGTCTTTTGCTGATAGCACTTACAATCACTTAGGAACTATTTATAAAGCAGCCAATTGGGCGTATGTTGGTGTTGTTTCCCCTGATTATTACTACGTTAATGGTCAGGGCTGGATATTACACAAAAAGACATTATATAATCAAGCTGTAAGAAATAAAATGAGGGAGTCTGATTATGCTGAAAAGCATCATTATGTAAAAATATACGGAAAAGAAAAATATAAATTTATTCTTGCTAAGTCTTGACATTGTTATTTAGCTTTTGATTATAATATGGTTTTGTAATGGATAGTCATGGGTTTGTATTAACAGAAGCTGCTCAATATGCATTTAAATGTCAGGATGTTTATCCTGACATTTTGTCTTTTGCTGCTGCAATCCCAGAACATCTCAAGCCGATATTTCTTTTACCCGTTAAGATGGAAGCTATTGTGGCTTCTGAATCTAACTATTTGATAGCTACTCGAATAGCAGCGTGTGCTATGGATGGATCCACCCCTGAGGGTGATCTTTTTAGTTATCAATCATTCTTATATAATGATATAGAACCTACTATTCCTAATTCATCTCCGGGATCTATTTTCGATATAAGTGACGCCGATAGTCTTACCCATCATCAAGAGTATAATTTCGATCAAAATATTCAAGTTCCGACTGATACGAGTTATATGTCTGATGTTGATATGACTCAATATTTCAGTTATCCATATAGAACGGTAGAACAGCCCGTAAGAAAATCCTCACTGAACTCCCATCATGTTGCTTTAATCAGATTAGCACTAAATCCGGATTATTTGGAAACGAAAACTCCCAGAAAAATAAAGAAAAATGCTGATGAATGCACTGTAATTTTGATAGATTATGATCGGAAGACACGAACTTTTACATTTAATGTGGTTTGTGGTAGCGATAAAAAAGTAGTAAAAGCCGCTTTATCTGATGTAAGAAATGTTGTACTGGTTTGCAATTGCGAATTCTGGAGATACAATGGTCCTGATTACAATGCGAAAACCAACAAATTTTTATTAGGTCCCCCCGTTGGTCGTGCTACTCCCCCAAATATAAGAGATCCTAAGCGACAATATTGGCTTTGTAAGCATACGTATGCTGTCATAGTTAGATTAGACGATTTCTTGAAGGACATTTCTTCGGAAAATCTAGAACTTGACGAAAAGTCCTTGTTAAATGTAGTAGATAGGGAGTATGATAGGTTAGCAGAGAAGACTCTAGTTCCTCTTGAAGATGTCGAGCAGGACGTGGAAGTAGATTGGGAGGGATTTGATGGGCAACAACAAATCCCTGTTTATTTTGATGAAGATGAGCAGCAACAAACTCCTGTCGATATGGAACAGGATCAACAAGATGTAATCCAACTCACTCAGGATGACGTCCAATTTTTACAGCAACAGCAAAAATAACTCACTACTTTGTAAAGTAGTATATGCCTACATATAGTTATAAGTGCACTTCTGATTCATGTGAAAATGTTCAGGAGTGTGTAGCTTCCATGAAAGAATATAATGTAATCACTCCAGCATGTAAAGAGTGTGGTAGTTTATGTAATTATTTCTATGTGCCTTCGGTTCCCTTGGTTTCATTTTTGGACGGTCCTTCGGGCAGTTGGCCATCAAAGGGAAATCGGTTCAAAAAGCACCGAGAAAAGTCTGCTGAAGCCGCTAGCCTAAGGCAAAGAGATAGATATGGTGCAGTGGGCGGGGCTGTCCCGAATTTTCAAGGTAAAGATACGGGTACTTGGGCAGAAGCTCAATTTCAGGCTATGAAAGAAAAAGGTGTGGAAAGTGCTGCTACATATAATGATAAGGTAAAATCCGAAAAGACGAAGTAACTATTGGTCTTTTATTCAGTCGTCTACATTAAGATGCCGAGAGTATTTTCTTTAAATCGTCGCAGGAAAAATCTTTTAGATATAGTCATTTCTTCAAAATCTGACGTCGGATCATATCAATTCGCGGTATCAGATAATTTTGATGGAATGTTTTCGGATTTTCAAGTAGTGCCCAAGGCGGGATACCGTTCTAAAGGTGTAGTAGAAGGATCTCAGTCTTATTCGGGGTTTAGAGGGTTAACCAGATTCCTTCTAAATCCAGAAGACTACGTGATGTCTTTCCCGGACCTGGATGATACAAAGCCTTTTTGGATTACTGTATCCGAAATTCCTTATGGAGGAGCTGCTGGCGCTCCTAGTGCACCCCATTTGGTGTTGCCATATAACACCACCCCTAATCTAGGCTTTAATATTTCGGGAAGCGTTTCTGCTACGGTTACTGAAATACAATTACCACAATTAGTTTCTAATATTGTAATAGATGTAGTGGGTCCAGATGGTTTAAATTTGGCCTATGAGGAAAATGGAACCGTATTTACTATCCCACTAAATGCGGGTCTTGACGTTGAGTATTGGTCAACATTCCACACAACCGGACAGTTATTCTTGTCTAGTACTGGAATGGACACAGAATTCAGTGCTGCTTTCCGACTGATGAACAGTTTAGCCTTATAATACTTTACCAAAATTGGTAGGAGATTTCAATGCCCCTGATTTACATAAGAGTTGTTAATGAACAAGTCATTGACCGGTCACTTTTAATAGATAAAATTGACAAGAGCCAGGGGAACTTTGAAGGTTATGCTCAGCGTGCAAAACAGGCTGTTTATATCCCTTACGTAAATCCGGATGATACTTCTGTAAAGGGGTATTTAAATCTGGTACCTACGGATGAAGTCCTGTTGGCGGCAAATAATGGATCTATAAAGGGTCTTTCAGACGCTAACTACATTACTTTCTCTCCTGTAGACGCTTTAGCGATTGCGAAAAGCGTGGTTGTGGCTGCGGCCAACGACGTCATGAACAACTGGACTGACGTGGATGGCTTGACTTTTACATCTGTTTACCCAGATGACACTCGTCTCCAATTGAAGAATATGGGTGGAACGGTCCAGACAATTACTTCAGGGGACTTTGCAGTGTTTACCGGTATAGCTATCCGTGTGTTGGATGCAGTAGTAACTATTGGCGTTCCAGCAGCAGGGTGGCAAGTGAGAGTCCAGGCTAATTCGCTATTTAGCGAGTGGTTCACTCTCTGATAAGACTTTAGAATAAAGAGGAGCAAACAAATGCGAGTCGGTGCTATCAGAACGGACATTCAAAAGGTTTACTTAGCGGACATTGAGAATCGCGCTCAGCGTTGCTTCTCTAGCGAGCCGCCAGGGCAGTCTCGTTATCTCGAAAAGCCGTCAGATGACGACTTTAAGAGCGTGTTAGATACGTACGCGTTTTTGTCGCTGTACGGGTCTAACAATGCGGCTACGGTCAACACGACTGGTGGAAATAACGTTTTTAAGGTTCGCGTTTCAGCGACAGCTGCCTACACGACCATTAACGTTACCTCGAATGCTGCTTTAGCTAAAGCTACGATCCGTAATGAGTTGAATGCAGGATTTGAATCTGCCAGCCTTCCGCTAGTTGCTCGTTTAGTGGGCAATCGCATCATCGTAGATTCAAATGGATCAAATTCCGGTCCGGCTGCTTACATTGGGGTTGATGTTGGTGGCAATTCAACACTCAATCCGATAGTGGGCTTCACGGCTGGTGCACTCTCTGGGTTATCAGTTACTGCTCTTAAAGCGGCAGTATATGCTGGTGGTACAGTAGATGTTTCGAGCGCCACTATTTTGGCTCTTTCTACTTTTACCCGTTTGCTTGCTGCAGCTCAGGATGCACTAGTCGGCGGTATAGCAGACTTGGCAGCACCAAGTCTCATTGAGACCGGTCCCGTTCTCTTGTCCTTCGTTTATGGTAATCTCTCTAAGTACAACTCGGCTGATTTCCAGCCGGGTGGAGACAGAGCAGGTTTAACTGCTGGTGCGGCTGTTGTCTGCTTAGAAGACGACGGTTCTACTCTTTTCTCAGTCTGAGAGAGCGTAGTATTTTATGCCTACCCAGGGTGTGAATCCCCGGGTAGGCATAATCGTATTAGTGGTTCGATGAGTATTGTGTGTTGGAAAATTTAAAATGGAACAAGAAGAATTAGAAACTCATGACATTTATTTGGCGGCTTATCTTAGCATCGCGGGTTGTGCGCTTAAACGCAGATATCGAACTGGTCCCAGGGTTTATTTTGTATTTGTAAATCCTGCAGGTTCTATAAATGAACTACGTGAATCGTATTATGCTGGTAGCGCGACTGTAAAAGCCCATGACTTCTCACAAAAAGTGATCGGGATGAAGAATCTTTGCTTTGAATGAGTGATTATTGACTTGCTATTTGCCGCAATTTTTTTGGTTTAGATTCGAATATTCCACTATCTAGGTGGGTGGATTCAGCTTTTCCCTGCATCTCGTCTTTTTTGTCACGTATCATATTTGCTAAATAACCGAGGTTTTCCGTTATTTCAAGTTCTTTAGGTGCAGTCAGTACTCTATGAATTTTATCTAATATTTCGATTAAGTTCTCAGAATACCAAAATTCTTTATTCTTAGGTATTCCTGACCAATTGAGTTCCTCGATGCCAGCTATTCTGAAGGAGATTTTTCTCAGATTCATAATTCTTGCTCTATTCAAGAGCCTTTATTAGATTACTAATAATTAATTCAATTATGAGCCGTTTAGTGTCTAGTGGTGTTATAATATACGATCAGATAGTAATAGTTGATCCTCTGAATTCTCAGGATAGAGTACTGGATGTCTTAGTCGGTGATTTATCTTTAAATCTTTTTGTTAACAATGTGAAATATAACTGGGATATCTTAGATGGATCATCAGTATTAGATTCAAATATCTCTCCTGGGAGTATTTATTTTAATGAAATTAGTGGATCCCCGGGTTTTTATTCTGTAAGATTCTATCCTGATAAAACTGGCTATTGGTATACATCTTACGTATATAGTGTAAACTCGCTTGAAATTGTTAGGGATTATGATTTAGTACCAAGAAATTTCTTCGGGTCTTCTTCTTCTGGCATAGTCGCCAGCTTTACTTGATATGACCGTAGTTTATAAGAATCAGCAGCTTAGTGTAGGCGAGATAAGCTTGCAGCTACAGAATGCTGAAGGGCAAATCATTAATGTCAATTCCGTCACATACTCTATTTATGCGTTAGATGGGAAATTAGTTTCGGGAAAATCTTTACCAGCCATTTTGGCTGTTGATGGAAAATACTATATTCCTTGGGAATCCAATATACCAAATGGTACTTATAAAATTTTGTGGGAAATCAATACAAATGGCATCCAGATAGAAATCAAAGAATCATATATTTTTGTGTTAGATAAGGCGGCTTATCCTAAATCTCCTTCAAGTGTCTGTTGTATTCTGCCTTCTAGTATACCTAATCCATTATCAAAAGTCTTTATATCAGGAACAACATTAGGTCCTGAAGATTTAAATATGTACTTGAACGATTCAATAACAGGTCTTTTCATCGACCCTTATTCAATATATTGGACGATATTTAACTGTCGCGGTTGTATCGAAACCCGGAAAACTGTTGGGTCTAAATACGCTGTTGGTAAATTTTACGCCCCGTACACCGTAATGGGTCCGACTGCTGAATATGATATAGTATGGGAATTTAAAGAGAATGTGAATTCACCTCTGATGTCAAAAACTCAGAGATTCTCAGTGTTAAATACTACAAACCTAAAATTTAAAGAGTGTGACTGTTAACGTTTATCAAACAGTTTCTTGGTCTTTCTGGTCTCTCTGTCTACTGTAGTGTTTCTATCGAGATCTGCTTCCTCGGAGAGGAGGTTAGCCATGTCCTCGGCTTCATTTTCATCATCATCATCAGTTTCAGGTGCTGGTTTTTCATACTCTCTAAAGAAATAATCTAATCTTTTATCTAGTATGGTAAGGTTATCAACCTATTGTTTCCGGGTCTTTACCTGATAAAGCACCCGACATACCCCAAGCCACGAGATTAGAAGTCTCTGTTTTCCAAAAATCAGGATTTTTAGGTAAGTTATCGAATTTAGGTATTAAATCTAATGATGCGATCCGAGTAGCTATCCTTTTAAGATTCATAAATAATCATTAAAATTTCGGATTAAAACCACAATTATCGCAAGTTCATGAATTTTCTAATTCTTGGAGCTTCTGTATGATCTAGTAACGAATCAAAATTATCACGCTTTATGTATGTGTCTATGATATCATATATGAAACCTTCCTTAGACCGTGTCTTCCTAAAATCGTAAGATTCAAAGAAAGAGTAGAGGCACACTACTTTTTCTGATATTATGCGACTGAGTATTAATGCTTCCAGATTGATTGATTCTCCCTCGCTATAACTTCCATATACTGGGCCTCTGAATACCGGAACTGATTTCTTGATGGAGTCGAAAAACTCTATCATTAATGGTTCTGGGTGTCGGATTTCGCTAATATAATGAATCTTGCGCATGATGTTTCTATTTAATTAATAAGCAAAAAAGACTTGCACGAATTTCGAATAGATTACTATATGACATACATGGTTCCTGTGTGTGTGAATCTAGTGCAACACTAGTGATTGTACCAAATATACATTAAGCCTGTTTTCGGTATTTTTCTTTATGAGTGGTGTTGTATTTAAAAGAAATCAACAATTAAGTAGAACGAGTGGTTTATCTTTATTTCTTAAGGGCCAGGATAGGACTTCTAAAAATGCTGCCCAACTATTTTACGATATATTCGATTTTACTACTGGTATTGAAGTATTACTTCCACCTGCTAATCGAGTACCACAAAACCCTACGGTAGGTGAGTATTACGCTGATTTTACGGTGCCTATTGATGCGAATATAGGAGATTACCGAATTCGGTGGAAGGCTCGAGAATATTTAAATTCCCCAGTAGTGAACATATTGCAAGAATTTGCGATAGTTTCTGACCCTACTCAATTGGTAAGTTTGCCAGGTGCCTCTAATAATCAGTTAGATATGATAAAGAGCCTTAGGATATTGTTGCGAGATAATAATCCAGCAAGAAACTATCACTTCTTGCCTCCGTCTGGCGAAGAAAGCGTTAACCAGATGAATAGAATATTCGGATATATATGGGAGGATCCAGAGCTTCTTGAGTACCTCCGCGTGTCTTTAGACATCATAAACATGTATCCGCCTCGGACTTTCTATGCGACTTTGGATCAACTAATGCAACAGAATGCAGGGTGGAGGTCTTTAGTGCTAACTGGTGCTATGGTATATTCACTACAAGCATTAAGTCTGAACTGGGTGGCAGACGAGTTTGCCTACTCAATAGGCGGCGTTTCCCTTGATTTAGAAAAATCATCCAAGTATTCATCCATGGCTGATGCAATAGATGGACGATTTAAAGAGATGTTATCCGCTGATACTGGAGCTAAAGCTACCGTTAAAATCATTCGCGGTATACAACAGTCAAAATATGGGATAGGAATAAGGTCATCATTTGGTCCATCAGTAGGCCGTGGTGCTCTTACCCCTCGACGGTTTATTGGAATGTGATTAAATATATACTGTCATTAGAGAATATTTAGTATTGTTTTGATTAGTACTGATTTCTTCTTCCGGTTCATGGTCCTAAATATAATACATATTTAGGACCATGATGTGTACTAATTCCAATTTATAGTCCAAATTGTATAGTAATTTATGTATAATTGTGAGTATTGTGGGAAAGAATTTCCACGACCAGTCACATCTGGTCATAAGAGGAAGTGTCCGGAGTTCCTCGCAGCTAAGCCCTTAGATGAGAGAAAACCACCTGCATGTCTTTGTGGTCATCAAGAAAATTCCTTCACTAGTATGAAGAGACACAGAGGTATATGTGAATTATGGAAAAATAGAGATAAAAAACAAGTAACTAATGAAAGAATAATAAATACTTTCGAAAAAAGGTATGGGTCAGGTGTAACTAATGCTATTCATATTCCAGATGCTAGGAGAAAAAAGGAAGAAACCAATCTAAAGAAGTACGGGGCTATAAATACCTTTTGTAAGGATTCTATATTATATGATCAAATTCAAAGTTATTGGAATGGAAAAGATAGGTCAGCTCACTTAGATAAAAATAACTGGGCGCGACCTGAAGTTAAAGCCAAGATTAAAGAATCTAATTTAAGAAAATATGGTGTAACCAATCCGTCTTTACATCCAGAAATTCGTGCTAAACAGCTGGCCACTTCTAAGGAGCGTTATGGTGATGAACAGACTTTAAGAGTTCCTGAAATTAGAGCCAAGGGAATAAATACTATGATTGAAAAATATGGAGTTCCCAATGCAATGAAACTTGAAGAAATCCAAAATAAAGTCAAGGGAACTAATTTAGAAAATTACGGTGTTGAATGGACTACTCAAGATATGAATACACGTTTAAAACAATATGAAAGCCAGATTAATCATTACGGTAGTTATTACTTTCAGACTACTGAGGCTAAGAAAATTATAAAAGACAAATTTCCTGAATCATTAGACAAATTTCATGCTACCAACATAGAACGCTATGGGGTCCCCCATCCTATGCAGAACCCCGAGTATGCTAGAAATCAATTACAACATTCTAGACGTTCAGGACCGAATAATCTAGAGAAAAAATTCCAGAGCATCTTCCCTCAATTTTTATTTACAGGAGATGGTTCATACTGGAGATATTTACCAGCATTAAGTAAGAATAAAAACCCTGATTTTCTTCTGATAGGTCCCGAACCTGAAAATCCGTTCCATGGTGCAAACTCAATAGTAGAAATATTTGGTGATTATTGGCATTCTGAACGTTTTACAGGATTAAATAATGAAGACCATGAATCTTTGACTATTGCAGCATGGAATGAAATAGGTATGAATTGTTTAGTTATCTGGGAAAATGAATTTAAGACAAATAATTGGAAATCTAAAGTAAAATATTATCTTAATAGGATCAAGATAAGCAATTCAGTACCTGTTGGTGTCAAGCGTAATCCGTCACTTATCAATCAGGATTTGGTAGATTTTTCCTTTTCAGATATTAAGATATCACGTCTATCTAGTTTCGATGACGCTAAAAAGTTTTTAGATGACTATCATTATTCTGGATATGGGCGTGCAGGATCTGTAAATTATGGAGTGTATTTAGGTACCGATTTGCTTGCAGTTGTTAAATTCGCCTCGCCTGTCCGTCAGGGCATCGCCGCCACTCTCAAAATAGAGTCAAAGCAGCTTTTGGAGTTAGACCGTTTTTGCATTCACCCGTCTCGTCACAAGAAAAACTTTGCCTCATTCATCATGGCTCGTGTAATTCGCCTTATTAAGCGGGACTTTCCTATCATTCGTAAGTTAGTTAGCTTTGCCGATCCTCGTGCTGGTCATACCGGTCATATCTACAAGGCATCTAACTGGACCGATTTAGGTAAAACTGCTCCCTCTTATTATTACCTCGATCCTAATGGAAATGAAGTTAACAAAAAGACTCTTTACCAGTCCGCCAAGCGTCAAGGCCTAATAGAGCGCGAATATTTTGAGTCTTTAGGTTATAAGAAAGTGCAGACACCCGCGAAATTTAAGTATTCCTACACTTTATGACCTTAATGGCTTTTCAAGCGATATCTTAGGCAAATGTCCAATAGTATATGATGGATTTTTTTAATTCATACCTATATGAATCCGTCTGATATACCTAATGCTCTTCGTCGTATAGCTGTAGCAATCGAAAATTCGCAAAATCCATCTCGCAAATTAGTCGCTCGCGATTAAGGCTTATTAGTTTCTAAATTATCATCGAAATACTCAAAAAGGGCACCATTTAATATCCCGTATGATTTCGCATCTTTAATCAAGGATTCAGGACACTTAGATTCCATTAATAGATTCACACCTTTAGATGAATCCGAGCTAAACGAGCTTTCGGAGTTAGATGTACTCGTTAGGGCTGCCATACAATACTGGTCCAGCCCCAGATCGAGCTTTAATGTTTATTGGTCTTATGAAGGTAAGGAATATACGAAGGATTTAATTACTAAGCTGTTGAAGGAAGTTGGTGAAAGGATAATGAATCAAGTAAAGCAAAGACATCGTATGAAGTTGTAAATCCAACCGCAGTCATACTATATAAAGTCTTCGCGGCTCAACCCTCTATAACCATAAGGGTCTTCCGCTTCCTCGGCATTATCGGCATAATCGGCAGCAAATGCCTTTGCTTCGTTAGAAACTTGGGCATCCTCACGGAGTGAATCGGATAGAGAAGACCACCCATGTTCTTGGTCGCTGAGATCTTTTTCATCTAAAAATCTTTCATAAAGTTCATCACTACTGAGGACCTCAACACCATCTAATTTTAGAGTGCAACCAGTGGTACAATCTGGTTCATCAGAAATATCAACACTAATATATGACCAAGAGGTCCTACCATCTGAATCTTTCTTCATAGAAAGACTGTACTCGACTGGAACCGTAAATTCGAATGGTTTTCCATCGAAACGACCCTTAAATGTGAAATTTGCCGTAAGATCCTTCTTCTTATCGTAATTCCATCTTGAATCCGTCAATTCGAAATTCGAATTTCCTTTGTGAGTCCTTCCTCCCGCCAATTTATTTGTTAAATAAGCCTCAGCTTTTCTATTTCCGTTTATGGCATCAGATAACGCCATAAGATCTTTTGCTACGGCAGATTTATTGGGAGACTTGGATGCCGCTAACGCGGCAGCCATTCTCTTCATCATATTAGATGCATTTACGGGGTTCATACTATGAATGGTATATTAAAAGATAAAATATATACGGGTCATTCAGGTTCCATATCGGCTCCGGTGAAATTGGCTCCCTGAGTTTTTGCCCCGTCCAGTATTGCCCCGATCAATTTCGCCCCGGTCAGGTCCGCCCCGCGCAGGTGGCTTTGCAAAGACTAAAGGTATGAAAAGAATGTGAGTGTCTTGAAGCTTTATGATATAAAAAAGTCCATACTCAACCCAAACTCAAGTTCGTACTCGAACTAAAAAATTAGAGATGATACCGGATGTGGTATTATCTTCCATGTAAAATCTTCACAAGGCATATAAATGAGTATTGATAGGTATGACTACAAATATTTCGCTCAGTCATTTCATAAGTGGAGGAAAGAAGTATCCCAGCACGATGGTAGTGGGATAGAACGTGAAAAGCTACAAGCTTTAGGAACTGCCATATGGCCCCATAGTTACCAAAAATCAGATAATGATGAAGAAGCTATGGATCACCTGTCTGATTATGTGTATTCTAATCCTCAGTTTTCAGCATTTTTAATGATACCATCGGATCGCATCGCTTTTTTAGCTTCAGCGAGGTGGGCAGATCAGGGGTTTCCTTCTATTGTTATGGGACATAAGTACGCTGCAGCGCTTATGGCCACACATGTGCCTGCCGAGATTTCATCCATAACGCTTCCACCTTGGAAAGCTTTTTGTATCGAGATTCCGGACAATCTTTTATTTATACTAAATTCTAAATCTGAGGAAATACCTATCAAAAGAGTGTTGGTTCAGTATATCGGGAACTTCCAAGATAAATCAGGCATCTGGCAATATGTGGCTTTTACTAATACTGATGTCACTATATGGAACCACGGTGTCAAATCGGTGCAGATGGCAGAAGGTCAATTTGAAAAGTATGAAGGGGTAGAAAATGAATGGGCGGATACGATATTTAGTTTACCGCCTAATAGTATTGACGACGCTACTAATAAGCTAATAGGTAAGTTAATCATAAACGTCTGCTTGGCCATGTCTGATCCTGATAATGTAAAGACACGACCCGAGAATGGTTCAGTAGGTAGCATATCCTCTAACAGAGGAAATTTTAAAAATGTGAGAACCTACAAATTAGGGAAACCCATTTCTATAGACGTAAGACAAGCCATAAATGACTACATGCATGGGCGTAGTCGGTCTGGGGGAACCCCCTCAGTGCAAACGATCGTTCGTGGACATTGGAAACCCAAGTTGACTTCTAGGATCGGTCGTCCGGTTTGGATAGAACCCTACATTAGAGGCCCTGAAGACGCACCTGTTTTGATTAGGTCCGTCAGGTTAGGAAAGTCTTGACTGTGGATTTTAATACCATTTTTATGTAATGTGTTAAGTATGAGCGATGATAAGGTATACTACACTGGCGTTGTTTTAGACGATTTGGAAATCAAAAACCTTCGTGATTCATTAGATGATGCTTTAGACTCATTTTACGAATCTATGGACACGGACGAATATGCCCAAGTAAAACAATGGGTACGTTCTAATATAAATCCTACCCACGGTCATGAACAGTTAAATCATCATATGACCATATATGCTAAACCAGCAGATGAAGAAGTTCGGGAAGATTTAGGAAAGGAGTTGAAACTGACCATAGACGGATTCGGTATTGATCCGGAGCTAAAAGTAGCAGCGTGGCGTGTGAAATCACCCATTTCTGTAGAATCTGGGGTTCCACACATTACTGCTCTTTTAGGTCCAAGTGGGAAGGTATTTAATTCTAAGAATATAAAAGTATGGGTCGATTTAGTTCCATTTGATTTGGTGGGTAAATTACAAGAAGTCACTTCAAAGAAATGATAGATATGACTTTATTGACGTATTAATATTGCACCATGAGTGAAAATTCTCCTGCTAACCATGATTTATGGGATAGGATTCAGAAGCTTACTCGCGGTGATGTTGCCTATATTATACATAATAAACGCCGTGTAGATGGACCGAACGGAGGTAAAGGGTTTAAGAAGCACCCATCTGCTTACTCTAACGGTTGGGCGGTGAAGTTATATAACGAATCTGGTGGGAAATGGGTCTCCTCTAAAAATGCTAGCATTGCGTTAAGAATAGCTAATCTTAGCGATTGGTTCAAAAAAGAAGATTGGGTAGCTATTGATACACATGGCAAGATAGTAGGACCATGTGGCCAATCAGAGAATAGACCCAAAGAGACTCACAAGGGTCAAGACCCTCTGAAATGTTTGCCTCGCTCTAAAGCTCACCAGATGACTAAAGCGGAAAGGGCTTCTGCTTCACGGCGCAAAAAGCGTTACGAAAAAGAAATTCCGGATTCAAAAAAACCAGTTCATAGTCCGACGTAAAAATAATTACTCCGGTGTATGTTGTTTGATGGAAATCATCGGCATACTACTCGGTTTGATCGGTCCTGTTCTTCTCATTTTGGTGTTATCCGGAAGTCCTGTTAACGCCTGGATGAAAGGTCTTAAATATGTAAGTTTAGTGATTGGTCTTTTACAGTTATTTACTGCGTTGATCATAGTAACTGCAACAAACCCTAAGTCGGTTGGTACAGATGATATTTGGATGCGTGTCATACTATTGATTATCTGGTCTATCTTAAATGTTTTGGCTTACATCAAGACCAGGAAATCAGAATACCAGTAGAGTATTGCACTCCGGTTCGGTTTCCGGAACCAACCACTTAAAACCTGTTGAACCCCGTAGATAGGCGATCAAGTTCGAATTCCCAAAAGCGATCCGCATTGATATTCTTTTCACGTCCATCATATAATTTCAGGATCCATATCGGCTCCGGTGAAATCGGCTCCCTGAGTTTTTGCCCCGTCCAGTATTGCCCCGATCAATTTCGCATTGGTCAAATTCGCATTGCTCAAATTCGCA